GGCCGTCCTTCCGCTTCGCCCGCCTCGACCAGACCGACCGCCCGGCCAGACACGACGCCTACCGGCGCAGATGCCCCAACTGCCAACTCGAGGCGGCCGCCTGGGTGTTCGTCCCTCGACCCGAGAAGGAGACGGCGTGACCCGCACCGACCGCCTCGTCGCCTGGCTGCTCGCCCACCGACACGAAATCGACGCCATCGTCTACGGGCGGCTTGAGATGACCTTCTCCGTCGGCCGCCCGCTCCGCGTCGCCCTGCAACGCTCCGAAGAGCTCGACGTTGACGCGCCCGTCGACGCCCGCTACCCTGATCCCCGACCCAACCGAGAGCCGGCGGTCGTCTCCTAGCGGTTGCCTAGCAACTTGCTACGCAGGACGGAGGCGGCGTGACGTGGGTCAAGGGGCAGTCCGGCAACCCCCGCGGCGGCAAGCCCCGCCGCTTGGCCGTCGCACCTCTCTTGCGCTCGATCCTGCACGAGCGCGAGCCCGAAAGCGGCGAGACGTACCGCCGCTGCGTCGCCCTCGCCCTGGTCAAGGCCGCGGTCGCCGGCAACGTCGAGGCGGCCAAGGTCATCCTCGACCGCGTCGACGGCCCGCTCAAGGTGCCCGTTGAGCACAGCGGTCTCGCCCCCGCTCCACTTCCCGTCGTCTTCGACCACACCGCCTTCGTCGCCGCGCTTGTCGCTCCCGCTCTTGCGCTGGGATCAGGCGACGATCATCCACCACCGCGCCCGCCTCAAGTGCCTGGCGATGGGCCGCCGCTGGGGCAAGACGCTGATGGCCGGTAGCCTCGCCCTCTACTACGCCAATGAGGGCAAGAGCGTCGCCTGGGTCGTCCCCACCTACAAGAACGCCCGCCCGACCTGGCGCTTCTGCGAGGCCCGCTGCGGCCCGCTCGCCGGCGCCGTCCGCCTCAACAAGTCCGAGCGCCTCGTCGAGTTCCCGTCCGGCGGCTGGGTCGGCGTCTACTCCGCCGACAACGACGTCGCCATCCGCGGCGAAGCCTTCGACCTGGTCGTCGTCGACGAAGCCGCCCAGATCGCCGAGGAGACCTACACCGACGTCATCCTGCCCACCCTGGCCGACCGCGACGGCCGCTGCTACCTGATCTCGACCCCCCGCGGCCGCGATTGGTTCTGGCGTGAGTGGACCGCCGCCCTGGCCGACGGCACCGACCGCGCCGCCTGGACCGCGCCCAGCTCGGCCAACCCGCTCCCCGCCATCCAACGGGCGACGGCCCTCGCCCGGCTGCGCGTCTCCGATCGCACCTACCGCCAGGAATGGCTCGCCGAGTTCATCGAGGACGGCGGCGGCGTGCTGCGCAACGTCCGCCGCCAGGCCACCGCCGTCCCCCAGGACCGCGCCCTGCCCGATCACGCCTACCGCTTCGGCGTCGACTGGGGCAGGACCGCCGACGCCACCGCCATCGCCGTCTTCGACACCACCCTCTCGGCCTGTGTCGCCCTCGATCGCTTCACCGACACGGCCTTCTCGGTGCAGCTCGGCCGCTTGAAGGCGCTGGCCGAACGCTTCACTCCCACCGTCATCGTCGCCGAGCGCAACGCGATGGGCGAGCCCCTGGTGGAGGCCCTCCAGCGCGAGAGCCTTCCCGTCCGCCCGTTCGTCACCACCGCCCAGTCGAAGGCCGACCTCATCGACGCGCTCGCCCTCGCTTTCGAGACCGGCTCCCTGACCATCCTCGACGACCCGGTCTTGATCGCTGAGTGCGAAGCCTACGAGGCCACCCGCCTGCCCTCCGGTCTGGTCCGCTACGGCGCCCCGGCCGGCCTGCACGACGACACCGTCATCGCCCTGGCGCTCGCCGCCACGCAGAGTGCCCCGTCCTGGTCGCTCGTCTGAGGAGGCCGCCCGTGTCAGCCTGGAGCCGTCTGCAACTGGCCGTCAAGCAGTTCAGGATGAGATGGAGCAGCCCCCGCACCTACTTCTGGGGCGGCTCCCCCGACCGCCTGACCATCGACTACGCAAGGACCGTCGGCGACGGCCGCGGCGCCTCCGTCGTCCAGGCCTGCGTCCTCTGGCTCGCCCGGACGTTCCCCGAAGCCCCCATCCAGGTCTCCCGCCGCAAGCGCGACGGCACCCTCGAGCCCATTCAGGGCCACCCGCTCACCGCGCTCATCGCCAAGCCCAACGACTACTACTCCGGCGTCCTGCTCTGGATGGCGACGCTGGCCGACTGGATGGTCACCGGCAACGCCTACTGGGCCATCGTCCGCGCCGGCGCCGCCAACGTCCGCGAGCTCTGGTGGCTCCCGTCTGCCCAGGTCAAGCCCGTCGGCTCCGACGACGGCCGCACCTTCCTGACCCACTACGAGTACAACGTCGGCGCCGAGGTCGTCCGCATCGACGTGGATGACGTCGTCCACTTCCGCTACGGCCTCGACCCCTCCGACCCACGCCGCGGCCTCTCCCCGCTCGCCTCCCTCATCCGCGAGATCTACACCGACGAGGAGGCCGCCGCCTACACCGCCACCCTCCTCAAGAACGTCGGCGTGCCGGGGGTGGTCTTCTCCCCCGGCGTCGAGATCCCCAAGGAGAAGGCGCAGGAGCTGAAGGAGTTCCTCGCCAACCGCTTCACCGGCCCGCACCGCGGCGAGCCCTTCGTCGCCACCGGCCCCACGAAGATCGACCGCCTCTCGTTCAACCCCACCGAGATGGACCTCAAAGCCTTGCGGCGCATCCCCGAAGAGCGCGTGTCGGCGATCTTCGGGATCCCGGCGATCGTGGTCGGCCTCGGTTCGGGGCTCGAGCGTTCGACGTTCGCCAACTTCGCGGAAGCACGCCAGGCCGCTTACGAGAGCAACGTGATCCCGACCCAGCGCCTCTTCGCCGCCGAGCTGCAGACCCAGCTCCTCCCCTTCGTCGGCGACGGCGAGAACCAGGTCGTCGGCTTCGACCTCTCCGACGTCCGCGTCTTGCAGCCCGATATGGACCTGATGTTCAAGCGCCTCGATCTCGCCGTCCAGGGCGGCTGGATGCTCGTCAACGAAGCCAGGAGCGAGATCGGCCTCGACCCGCTCCCCGACGGCGACGTCCTCTACGTCAAGTCCACCAACGTCCCGACCCCGCCGACCGAGCTGGTCCCGCCCGAGCCCGAGCCCGCTCCGGTCGAAGAACCGACGCCGCTCCGCGCTCTGCCGCCGCCCAAGGCCCGCCAGCGCAAGGCACGGGGCCGCTCGAGCACCGCCGGCGTCAACCGGCTCAAGGCCCGCTACCTCGCCCCCTTCAGCCGCGAGATCCACGCCCTGCTGGTCTCGGAGCAGGAGGTCGCGCTGCGCCGCTTCGGGGCCGGCGCCAAGGAGGTCACGCGCCTCGGCGGCGAGGACGAGCTGGTCTGGCGGCAGCTCTTCGAGAAGTGGTACGGCCGCGTGCTCCGGGGCGTCGGCGTGCTCGTCGAGGACGACCTGGGCGCCGCCATCGACCTCTCCCAGGAGCAGCTCCGCGTCTACCTCGCCGACGCCGGCGCCAACGTCCAGGGCATCACGGAGACGACCAGAGCCGCCGTGCGGAGCGCGCTGCTGGAGGGACAGGCGGCGAACGAGGGCGTCGAGGGCATCGCCCGGCGGATCCGGGAATCGGCCGCCTTCGGCCAGCCCAGGGCGCGGGTGATCGCCCGGACCGAGCTGGCGTTCGCCGCCAACCTGTCGACGGTGGATTCCTACCGCGCCTCGGGGCTGGTCAGCCATGTGGACGTCCTCGACGGCGACCAGGACGAGCCGTGCGCCTCGGCCAACGGCTCCCGCTGGACGCTCGAGCAGGCGCGGGAGCACCCGATCGCGCACCCGCAGTGTGTGCGGGCGTTTAGCCCCGTCGTCGAGGTGCCGGCGGCCGAGGGCGCGGCGTGAGGCGCCCCGTCGCCGACAAGGCGCTGCGCCTGAGCACGACGCTGCGCTGCCCGGCCTGCGGACGCTGGCTCGGCGAGGTCGAGGGCTACGCCCGCCTCGTCTGCTCCCACTGCGGCGGCGAGACGACGTACAAGAGCCGGCAGGAACGGCGCGCCGCGCTTGACGGAGGGGCGGCCAACCGCTAGTCTGTCGCCAGCGCAGCCGGGCAGCGGGGCACCTATCGCCCCAGGCGCAACGGCCCTCGCCCCAGGATCGGGCCTCAGGGGCACCTGAGGGCGTGCCCTGGACACCAAGACCCTCGGCGACCTGATCTGGGTCAAGGACGCCCCCGCCGGCACCCTGCGGGCGACGTTCTCGCGGTTCCATACGGTCGACCACGACGGGGACGTCACTCTCCCGTCGGCCTTCACCCACGGCCAGGCCGTGCCGATGGTCTGGTCCCACGATTGGAGCCGCCCCATCGGCCGCGGCACCATCGAGGTGCTGCCCGACCGGGCCGTCTTCCAGGGCCGCTTCTTCACGACCGCCGCCGGGGCCGAAGCCTACGAGGCCGTCAAGCAGATGGGCGACCTGCAGGAATACTCCTACGGCTACGCCCC